GCAATGTTACGGGGACAGCTGCGATCCAGCCAAACTCTGTTACACTGGGCACAGATACTACAGGCAACTACGTTGCTGCGGGCGCTACTTCAGGCACGGGTATCTCTGGCTCGGTGTCTAGCGAAGGCGGGACTTTCACAGTTACGTCCAATGCGACGAACGCCAACACTGCTTCGACTATTGTTGCCCGGGACGGATCAGGTAACTTTAGCGCAGGTACGGTTACAGGTGCCTTGAGCGGCAATGCTTCTACAGCCACCGCGTTAGCTACTGGCCGAACAATCGGAATGACAGGCGATGTGGTTTGGACTTCAGCCTCGTTTGACGGGTCTGGCAACGTCACTGGCACTGCTACGATACAAGCAAACTCTGTTGCTCTAGGGACCGACACGACTGGAAACTACGTCCAGTCTGTTGCTAACGGTTCATACCTGACAGGTGGCGGCTCGGCTTCTGAGGGCACTGCACTCACTCTCGGTGTAGATGCCACAAACGCCAACACAGCCTCAAAGGTTGTGGCGCGAGATGGTTCTGGTAACTTCTCCGCAGGTACAATTACAGCGGCCCTAACGGGTAACGCCTCAACGGCCACTACGCTGGCTACAGCCCGTACTATTGGCGGGGTATCGTTTAACGGCTCGGCTAATATTAACCTTCCGGGCGTGAATACTTCCGGAAACCAAGCCACCTCTGGCAACGCTGGGTCAGCCACCGTGCTACAAACCGCCCGCACTATTAACGGCGTATCGTTTAATGGCTCTTCTAACATCTCACTGTCACTGGCGAACTTAGGTTTTACTGGTGCGTCAAACGCGAACTACATCACGAACAACAACCAGCTAACGAACGGCGCTGGCTACACAACAAGTGTAGGCGACATCACTGGCGTGACTGCTGGTACAAACCTAAATGGTGGCGGGTCTAGTGGCAGTGTTACACTCAACCTAGACAGCACTATTACGGTAACTACTGTTAACGCGGGCACTGTCAATACCACCTCGGATGAGCGTGCTAAGAAAGATATAACGCCAATTACAGGGGCTTTAAACAAGGTTCAACAGCTGGGCGGGTACTCGTTTACTCTTAAAGAAACTGATGAGAGGTCTTCTGGGGTTATTGCCCAAGAGGTGCAGAAGGTTATGCCGGAGCTAGTTCAAGAGGGTGCCGAAGGCCTTCTGGCTGTGCAGTACGGCAACATGGTGGGCCTCCTGATCGAGGCAATTAAAGAACAACAAGTGCAGATCGACGCGCTTACGACAAAACTTAACGGCTAATAGTGAAGGAACACGAAGATGGCTGTGTGGATAAAAAATTTACCGTTTCTAAACAGGAAGCGGTACATAGTTTTAAAGGCTTATACTCGAAACTCGGCGTACTTAGAGCACGCACCTATAAAGGTCGGTAGTAAAGAGTGTCCTGTTAAAAACACAAATACCGACGACGGCCATAAATCCTTTGCTAGTTGTTATGGCCGTTTAGCGGGTCTTAGTCGCAGTGCTACTGTTGAAATACCTACGGCATTAACTATGACGGGTGATGCAGATGGAAACGTCACCCACGACTATGCTGACACTAAGTCAGTTGATTTCGCAGTTAGTTACGACCACATTGGCGATAGCAGCTACGGGGCAAAAGATGTAGTAGTCACAAAAATAGTGCTACCTTGGATGCTGCAAGAAGAAACGGGTGTAGATTTTGTAGTCTCACGGCACATTAGAAACACCTCGCCTATGATTGTACCCACAGGTGTGGCTTCTTATAAATTACAACACTCTATAAATGTTTTTAACTGCATCCCTAGAGTTGATATTAAATACAATCTCAGTCTTGGTGATAAGCTGGTGTCTCTTTTTCCCTTGTCGGATAAAAAACTTATTGTTGAGAGTTACTACGACCCCCTAAAATTCGTGGAGTTGCAGGATCGCTCTCAGTACAATCCCTACGTTAAAGGTAGTGTATTAAAGCTACAAAAACGCCAACAACGCCTAGTGAAAGGACACGACAATGGCCATTAAGGTTAGTAATACATCGGTAATAACGGATGCTAGACAGCTGGCAAATATTGCCTCTTTAGATTCCGCCACTATAGCTACTATTAATGCTAATATTTCTAGTGGCGCGACAGTATCTGCATCTGCCCCAACTGCCACAAACGGGGCGTTTTGGATTGACACTAATTCTAATGTTTTAAAAACTTACAACCAAGGCGCTTGGAATAGCGTTGCTTTTGTCGGTTCTGGGAACAGTTTCAGCAGTGCTATAACATTCTACAATGCAACTTCGTCTTCCATAGCTAGGACATGGGTAGTCCCAGCTGGAGTAAAGGTCGTATCTGTTGTTGCTGTTGGCGCTGGTGGCTATGGAGATGGCTATTATGGTTCTAGCGGCGGCGGCGGACTAGCATACCTCAGCGCAGTTACTGTGACCGCCGGATCGTCATTTACTGTGACACCGGGACACCAAAGGACCAACCTTGCCGGTGCTTCGTCTACATTTACCGGCACTGATGCAAACGGAACCTCTATAAGTTTGTCCGCTAACGGCGGCGCTGCTAGTGTCAACAACAAAGCTATCCCTGCCGGTGGCACCTTCTCTGGCGGTAATGGCGGCGGTAATGGTGGAACTGGGGGTGGCGTTAGCGGGTCTTTTAATGAGGGCGCGTATCGTTATTCTACTCCCGGAAGCGGCGGTGCTGGCGGTTACTCTGGTACTGGCGGTAATGGCGGTGCTATCCCTGCAAACGGCGTACCAGCTGCGGGCTCCGCTGGCTCTGGCGGCGCTGGTGGCGGTGGCGGCGGCGGTACTGATACACGATACAATTATGGAGGCGTACTCAGTGGTAATGGCGGCGGCGCAAACCTTTACGGCTCGGGCACCTCTGGCTCTGGCGGTGCGTCCGGTAATATTGCCGGCGCTAACGGTGCGGCCGGTAGTTATAATTCAGACGCAATACTGGCAGCGTCAGGGACCCATGGATTTGCAGTTGATTTTGGGAAAGGGCGCGCAGGCCGTCCAAATGGTGCTGTGAGCTTATACGGTGGTATTAGAATTGTGTGGCAGCGAAATGGCAGCAACTCGTTTCCTAGTACAGACGTAGGGTTTAAGTCAGAGGACGCCTCAATTGGCTCCGTACTCGAAACACAAGTATCACTTACATAAGGGAGATAATTATATGCCGACTATTTGGGAAGTTGAAACATTAGGCCCTCCATGCAGGGACGAAAGAAATGTGTTATTGTCTGAGACGGACTGGTGGGGCGCGTCAGACCACACCATGACAGCAGAGCAGGCAGCATACCGTCAGGCTCTGCGTGACATCACGGATCAGGCGGGTTTTCCGACTAACATTACATGGCCGACTAAACCTTAACCCGTAGGAGGGGTCACATAATATGCTAGGTTTTGCCCCTTATTCTGGTGCTGCGTTAGCTGACTTTGGCAGCGGAGCACAGCTGCTCATCCCTACGGGAGTAGTGGGTACTGGCGCTATAGGCACCGTCCTAGTTACGGGCAACCAAAGTGGCCTAACTCTCGGCTCTGTCGAAGGCACGGCATCAAGCAACGGCGTTACAGTAGACGGCGGCGCTACAGGCACGTTTACCATGGATCAGCTAAACGGGCTTGTTAATGGTGTAACTGCCGATGCAGGGGCGGGGGCTACAGTCACGGGTATCGCGGCTACGGGTTCTGTCGGTAGCGTAACTATTATTAACGCCTCGGTTATTAGCCCTACGGGGGTCCAAGCTACAGGCGCAGTTAACGACGTTACTGTCACGGCCAACCAAAGCGGTTTGACGCTAACTGGCGTAGCCGGAACCATGGCCGTAGGCACTGCGGTAGGCCGAGCAGGCGCTGGCGCAGTTACCACTGGAGTTTTTGCTACGGGTGCGGTAAACTCCGTATCAATTACAGGGTCGGCAACGATCATACCTATAGGGGTCTCGGCTCAAGGCCAGACTGGAAACTTAGTAGTCTGGGGGCCTGTTGTTCCTAATCCCGGCACCATTTGGACGCCGATAGCAGCATGAGGGTGATTTATGCCTAGTACATACACAGCAAACGCGGGCATCGAACTACCTGCTAACGGTGAACAGTCCGCTACATGGGGCAACACCGTAAACGATAACATGAATATCATAGACCGTCTAACAAACGGTGTCGGTGCGATTACGTTGTCTGGTACGACTCATACGCTGACTACTACTGACGGCACAGCCTCAGACGGTCACTACAACGTATTAGTACTTGGCGGTTCTCCTTCTGGGACCAATACTGTAACTATATCGCCCAACGATGCTCAACACGTCTACATTGTTAAAAATGGTAGCGGGCAGACAGCTACGTTCACTCAGGGTTCAGGTGCAAACGTCAGCGTCCTAAATGGTACAACGAAGATAATCTACTGTGATGGTGCGGGTTCTGGCGCAGTGGTCACTGATGTTACGGGCTCTCTGGACTTAGGTTCCCTTATTATTGGCGGAACTGCGGTCACTTCTACGGCTGCTGAGATAAACGTACTTGACGGTATCCCGGGCACACTGACGGCGACAGAGCTTGGGTATGTTGATGGTGTAACCTCTGCCATACAGACTCAGATAGACGCTAAAGCGCCCTCCGCAAGTCCTACGCTTACAACACCTACGCTTACAACACCTACGCTTACTTCTGCGGTCACTATTACAGGCGGCACTCAAAGCTGGACCGTAGTGGCGGCTGGAGTAAACTTAACTTTTGCCTATAATGGCGTAAATGTTCTTCGCGTAGACAGTTCCGGCAACTTAACCGCTCTCGGCGACGTAAATACCAATTCTGGAACCATCTCGTAATCACTTCGTTGGAGGTTTCTAATGCCACTACAAAAACTCCAGTTTCGCCCGGGTATTGTGCAAGATACTACGGATTACACCAACGAGGGTGGGTGGCGTGACTGCGACAAGATACGGTTTCGTTTGGGTTTGCCCGAGACAATAGGTGGGTGGACGCGCTTAACTTCAACCCCAATGCTGGGGACGTGTCGTGATCTACACCCTTGGACTTCGCTAGATGGTTCTCGAATTGTAGGGGCTGGGACTAATCTAAAGCTGTATGTTTTAGACGGCGCTCTCCCTATAGACGTCACACCAATACGAGCTACCACAGGGGCAGGGGACGCTACGTTTGCCGCGACAAGCGGCAGTGCGACGCTTACGGTGGCTGATGCAAGTCATGGGTGTGTACTCGGGGATTTCGTTACGTTCTCTAGTGCAGCAAGTTTAGGCGGGGCTATTACCGCTGCAGTACTAAACCAAGAGTACCAAGTCGCCTCTATTGTGGATGCCAACTCTTACACCATCGTGGCTACAGCCACTGCAAACGCGTCGGACACGGGGAATGGCGGGTCAAACACTGTAGCTGCGTACCAAATAAACACGGGGCTAGACGCAGCGGCGGCAGGTAGTGGTTGGGGGGCTGGTGTTTGGAGTCGTGGGACTTGGAGTTCTGCTGCAAATGTTACTGTTCCCGGTGCGAACGTCCGCCTTTGGTCTATGGATAACTTCGGTGAAGACCTACTCGCTAATGTTCGTGGGGGCGGTATATACTACTGGGACACATCTGCAGGGACAAGTGTACGCGCTGTGGACATAACCAGCCTAAGCGGGAACAACCAACCTCAAGTAGCCAATGTAGTCCTTGTTTCTGAGCGGGACCGCCATGTGTTTGCTTTCGGCTGTGATCCCCAAGGAGACCCCGGTGTCCTAGACCCTCTAACTATACGGTTCTCTTCCCAAGAGAGCTTCACCGATTGGCAGGCCCGTGACGACAACACTGCTGGTGAACTGCGTATTGGTACAGGTTCCGAGATTATAGCAGCTGTGCAGACAAAGCAGCAAACTGTTGTATTCACTGACAGGTCTGTTAGCGCCCTGCAGTTTATCGGCGCTCCGTTTACATTCGGATTAAGCGAAGTATCGGCCAACACCTCAATACTAAGCCAGAACGCTGCGGTAGCTGTTGGCGACGCTGTATATTGGATCGGCAACGATGTGTTTTACCGTTACGATGGTAACGTGAGTATTATACCTTGCCCTGTTGAAGAGTACGTCTTTGACAACGTGAACACTTCTCAGCTTAGTAAGGTCGTATCTGGTAGCAATAGTGAGTTTAACGAGGTCTGGTGGTTCTACCCATCTGCAGCGAGCGAGAACAATGACAGCTACGTTGTGTATAACTACCTAGAGAAAATATGGTTTTACGGAACTCTTGACCGCTCTGCTTGGGACGAGAGTGGCGTGTCGGGCTTCCCCATCGCTGCGTCTACTGACGGCAATATATACTTCCAAGAAAACGGTTTCTCTGATGGTAGCACGAACCCCCCAAGTGCGCTTAACAGCTTTGTTGAGTCCAGCGGTGTTGATATAGGCGACGGGCAGCAATTTATGTCGGTTAAACGGATTATACCGGATATAGGGTTTAGGAACTCTACGGGCGATCCGCTGGCGACATTTACACTAAATGCACGGACTTATCCCGGTAGTGGTACCACCCAGACACAAAGTGGGAACACCGTGCGAAGTGTAGCGAACCCAGTAGAGAAGTATACCGAGCAGCTTGACGTCCGGATACGAGGCAGGGCTGTATCTGTTCGGGTTGAGTCTAACCAAGTAAACACTCAGTGGAGACTTGGAACAACACGTATCGACCTAAGACCCGACGGGAGAAGATAATGTCCTTTAACAGTGCGGTTGTACCCTTCTTCGCCCAAGCTCCCTCTCAGTACGACCAGAACTATATATCGCAAGTTACACGGGCGTTTTCTGTGTACGCTCAACAGATGGCGAACCCCGGGCCTGTAAGGGCGGATACGCTAAACCTCACGGGGCTTTCTGTGTTTGCGAATAACGCTGCGGCTCTTACTGGTGGTTTAGTGGAAAATGATGTATACAAAACAGCAACTGGGGAATTAAGGATAGTCGTATGACTGAGAAACAAACACCTGAACGCAAAGATGTGTCCGTACCGATTACGGCTCCTGCTCCTATAGGTGGCAATGTGTTCTGATGGAAATGGAAATGGACGTACTTTTGAATATACTTTTTGCCGTAGTAATTAGCGGCCTCGGCTGGTGGCTTAAAGCCCAGCACGATGAGATAAGGCGCGTCACCATTCTATTGAACAGAACTCGTGAAGAGATGAGTAAAGAGTACGTCACCAAAGCCGACAGTAATCAGGTTTTGACGCAGATTATGAACAAGTTCGACAAGCTGGAAGAGAAGATAGACCGGTTAATGGAGCGGTAGCATGCCATGGCAGTTCTCGAAACCATCATGGCGGCGAACGCGGCTTATGGCGTTATAAAGCAATGCTTGGCCAATGGCCGCGAAGTCAAAGGCATGGTGGGACACGTTGGAAAGTTCCTCACTGCCGAAGCCGATCTGAAAGACGCTGTAGAACGTAAGAAGAAAAACCCACTCACAGCTATAACAGGTGGGGCCGAGGGTGATTGGGAAGAGTTCCAAGCCCTTGAAGACATTAAAGAAAAGCGGCGTGAACTGGAGTCTTGGTGCAGATTGTACGGACCTCCCGGCACTTGGGACCGCTGGATTTCTTGGCAGGCCGAAGCGCGTAGGGCCCGCAAAGCAGCGCAGAAACAAAAAGAAAAAGAGCGTGAGGAGATGATGGAAGCCATCATGTATGCTGTTTCGGGGCTACTTGCCCTTGGCGGTGCCGGTGCGCTGATATATTTCCTTGGCCGATACTGGGAGAAGTGGTGATGTGGGTTCTAGTTTGGTTTCAGATAATCAACAACAATGTAACGCACTATGAGCTGGGTCAGTTCATGTCTAGCAGCGAGTGCGCTAGAGCAAAAGACGACGCCAAGGTGCTTATTACCAACTCACACACAGTGACGTATTGCTTTGAAGTTATACCGAAACAAGAAGGGTGATTACGTTGTGTATGACAAACAGGGAAAAGTTGTTATAATAACGCACCACAAGAGGTACGCAATAGCGTACGCAAGGAGTTTGAATGATGGCAACAAGACTAGATGAATGGAAAGTCCTGCCGCGTCTTATGATGCTGGTGACAACCATTATGTACATCCGCTGCCTAGAATGGGCGCTATCGCAACCCGACCTGTCAGTATCACAAGCGGGTCTAATATCAGTCGTAACGGGGGCTTTCACTGGGAGCTTCGGTATATGGATGGGTAAGGAGTCAAAATGATACAAGCACTTATAGGGCCAATAGCGAATCTCGCAGGGTCTTGGCTACAAGGCAAAGCCGATAAGAACGCAGCAAATGCCGAGCTGAAGCTGACCGAGGCTAAGGCTAAGGCGCAGATACTTCTATCTGAGAAGACCAGCGTTGCTGACTGGGAGCGCATCATGGCAGAAGGTGCAAAATCTAGCTGGAAGGACGAGTGGTTTGTAGTAATCCTGTCTATCCCGTTAATTTTATGCTGGATTCCCGGTGCAGAGGGCTGGGTTGATCGTGGTTTTGAGCAGCTTTCCAAAGCGCCAGACTGGTATTTTTATAGTTTAGGTATCGCAATAAGCGCCAGCTTCGGTGTGCGCGGTGC